TATCCTAACAAACTTTATACTTATTTTCTTGTGTCTCTCATTAGTTTATCCTAAAGTAATAAAGCATATAAGAGAAAAGAAGATAATTAAGCAGAGAAAGGCTAAACAAGTGGAGTCACTAAAGAAGGCTAATTTTGTTAAGACCATTAGAACAGAAGTAAGAAAATACCTTAAAGAAATACAAACAAATGACTGATAAAAATAATTTAAACGGATGGGCTATAGGAGAAGAAGCCTTTGATTGGATTTTAAAAAATATTCCTAAAGGCAGTACTATTTTAGAGCTAGGAAGCGGTACAGGTACAGCAGAATTAATTAAACACTACACAGTTTATAGTATTGAACATAACGAGGAATGGCTAAATAAAGTCCCAGAAGCAAATTATATATACGGTAAATTATTAACATTTCCTCATATGGAACCTTATACACAAGGATGGTATGATTTAGATGTATTAGATAAACTACCTAAAAACTATGATTTACTTATTATAGATGGTCCTCCTGGTGATAACAGGATAAATTTTAAACACTTTATAAGTCATTTTAATCATAACGTACCTTGGTTGTTTGACGATACACAAAGAGATCTTGATAGATATCAAGCCGTAGAAGTATCAGCAATGTATCAAAGACCATTTGTAGAGATAGTAGGTAAAGAAAAAAACTTTATAGTACTAGAGAGTAAAAATATTTAAAGACATGATAGAGGTATCATTATTAAACATAATAGGGACCGCAATATTAGGAAACTTTATTGCACATTGGTTCCTACCTATTCAGAGAGCAAAAAGAGTAATCTTTGATTTCATTTCCATTGTGCCACTTGTTAATTATGTTCAAGATGCTCTAGATTGCAGTAAGTGTTCGAGTTTTTGGCTTGGTTTAGTTTTATTCCATGACCTTTTTGCTGCTGCAATCTGCTCTTTGTTAGGTTACCTTATTCAATTTATAATTGATCAAGTTAACTATAGCTATGAGTAAAGAAGAGATTGAATGGTTAAAAAACGTATTTCCAACGTTTATAGGTAGAACGTTAATGAAAGATACTTTATCTGCTTACTATAAGGCAGAGATGCTTTTAAACGGTTGGGACACAATAAAAAAAAGAGGTTGTACTTGTAACTATAGAAGTTTAAAGGAGACAACCGAAAAAAGTTACACTAAATGGATAAAGACGCATTCTTAACACAGAAAGAAATACATGAGATGGAAGTTGCAATATATAACGATGATAACAAGACTTTACTTTCGTTGTTACCCGAAACTGTGGGTGAAAACAGTTTTCAAGAACAAATCAAAGAGTTAATCGGAGAAGTACAATGGACATATCTACTAGAAGGACAAGAATATATAGTATCCCAGAAAGGAGATGTATTTCATTCAAGATATAAAAGATTAATAAAATTAAATTATAGTCCATTAAAAGTATCTGTATCTTTAAGAGGTTTATATTATAATTTAAAAGATGTATTCGATAGAGAGGGGTGGAAGTACGATCATAAAAAGATAAGTGATTATTTGTATAAACACAATAGGTTATTTATACCACGTCACTATATACACCTTTTTAGGTAGAAACGGCTATTTATTTTAAAATATATAAACAATATATAAGCATATGGCTGGAGATAAACTACCAAATAGTGAGATAAATAAGAGAGTAGAAGAGTGCTACTCCTTACGATTTGAAAACGAACAACCTTTTAAGTTTAAGGATTGGATTAAGTATTGTCATAATACTTACAACGACAAATCAGAACAGCAGTATACTCAGTATTGGATGAAGTCTAAAGACTTATACGATGAAGGATGGAGAGAAAGATTAACTAAGTTATTAGGTCCGGCCGTAAACGAATTAACTAGAGCATTAGCTTCAGAAGACGAAAAGATTAGAACTAGAGCTATAGATCAGATAATGAAGTATAACGGAGAGGATATACAAAAAATACAAGCTGATATAAAAGGAGACATAAAAGTTTCTTTCGGTGAAGATTAAATGCAAGTAGAATTATTTAAACCTTATGATAAACAAAAAGAGTTTATTGATAGCTTTATTGCTTCTGATTCTCTTTTTGGTATTGTAGTAGCACCTAGGGGTAGCGGTAAAACGTTATTAGGAATAAACATGCTACTTTATTGGCTGTTAGATAATTCAAATAAAAAAGCAGGATGGATTAGTCCTGTATATAGTCAAGCAAAGAACGTATTTGATCAAATAACATCTTCTGCTAAAGAACTTATACAATCAAGTAACCGTATGGAAACCAATATTACTTTTATAAACGGAAGTAGTATAAAGTTTTTATCAGGTGATAGTCCAGACAGTATAAGGGGTTTTAGATTTAACTACTTAGTTATAGATGAGATGGCTTTTATTAAAGAAAGAACTATAGATCAAGTTATCTTACCTACATTAAACCCTAATGGTAGAAAATGTTTAATGATATCTACACCTAAGGGTAAGAATCATTTTTATACCTGGTATAATAAACAAGAGACTGTAAGTACTAGATTTAAGTTACAAGATTGTCCTTATATCAAACAAGAACTTATTGATACGGCTAAGACTTCATTACCTCCAGATATATTCAGACAAGAGTTTGAAGCAGCATTTGTAGATAGTTCTAACGATGTATTTGTAAATGTAAATAAAGTAGCATTACTAGGTCAATACGAACAAGCAAGAGGACAGGATGTTTATATTGGAGTAGATACCGGCCTATCAGAAGATGCATCAGTATTAGTTTGTATCTCTCCTATTGGAAAAGTATTGAATATAACAACGTTAAGGAATATAGATTTAAATACCGTAGCGAAAAGATTTACCGATGTTTTAACACAATATAACGTTGTAGGAGGGTACATAGAGATAAACGGAGTAGGTAGAGGTACTTATGACCTAATGAAAGATACCTTCAGAAAGGTAAAACCATTTACAACAAACATTAACAATAAAACAGATTTAGTTCGTAAACTAATCAACGATATAGAGACTATGTCTATAGAATTACCTAGTGATGACTTATGTCCTGACTTACATACAGAGTTTGGTCAATATACTTATAAGTTATCACCTACTGGTAAAATGTCTTTTGGTCACATCAACGGAGGTCACGATGATCATATCGATGCACTTATGATGGCTAACTACAGTAGAGTTAAATTCATGGAGAGACGTCCTATAAGAGTGGCAGGATTAAAGAGTAATAAAATAACACCTAGCTTTGGAGGCAGTATAGCGTAGGTGGCACTTAATTAACAGACATAGATATTTATTAACATGGCGACACAAAAATTAAGATTAGAGGTTCCCGAGTTCATATCAATTGAGAAATATTGTGATATAAACTCTTATAAGGAAGAAAACAACTTTGGTAAACTGGTACATACAGTATCTAAAATTACCGGTAAGCCTATGTCAGAGGTAAGATTATGGCATATGGACAGTCTTACAAACATAGTAAACATATTTGCAGAGATTGCAGATCATAAAGAAGAGTTTCATAGTATTATAGAATGGAATGGAGAATTACTTGGATATGCACATATGAGACAAGCTACATTGGGTGAGTATATAGACTTAGAAACCCTTTGTAAAGATTTAGAAAACAATATGCATAAGGTAGCAGCTATACTATATAGACCTATCACAAAGCATAAATTTAAGACACTATCTTTTGCTGTTAAACAAAAAATAAAAATGTTAAACAATAAGGTAGAGAACGTATTTGATCATTATACTATAGAAACATATGACTCAGATATACGTAAAGAAAGAGAAGAAAGCTTTAAAGACTTTCCCATACATATCTTCTTAGGTGCTTTAAGTTTTTTTTTGAGCACAGGAAGTCTATACTTAAACAATATAGCATATTCGGAGGGGAAGATAACGAAGATGGAGATGATGGCGAAAGAGGAAGTAGTGATGGAAACTCTTTTGGACAGCACTGGGGCTGGTTCGGGACTATTTACCAACTCTCTAAGTCCAATATATTACAAATATCAGGACAGCAAACAATAACCGATACTAACCTTATGCTTGTATTAAATTATTTAGAGATAGATAAAGATTATAACAACGAAGTAGCCAAAGCACAAAAGAAAGCAATGGCACAATATAAAAGATAATTATGGCTAAAAGAAAAAAAGACAAACTAGAAGAGGTACAAAACTTCGTATCTAACAAAGAAAGTATTATTGAAGATATAATTGCACCTGCCGTAGAAGATCACTTTAGAGATAAAGTCTTAGACTTAAGAGGTAAAGGGTACAACGATAATCAAATTGCAAGTATGTTAATGATACATAAACATAAAATAGAAAACATTAAATAA